ATTATTACTCATAAGAAATTCTGTGTTTGTATTACCTGTTAATTCATTTACTCTAAGAGTTTTATACCAACCATCTTCATTACCTAATGTCACTTCCACAGCTGATGAATTAGCTAAATCTGTCCCGTTATACGCGTGAAAATCTTTTGTGAGTAATTCACTTTCTACTAATAAATTATTAAATGTAGTTGTATCAATAATACCAAGATTTCTTTTTAAAGATTTATAATAAATACTTTGTTCTGAATATCCACCTATAAGTGGTAAAGTGTTTTTATATGGAATAAATGAAAAACCATCAGTTCCAAAATATGTAAAGTCTTCATCTAACCCCTCATTAATGTTAATTTTTATCCTAAATTTTTTATTATAACCAACACCTAAATTACCATTATACTCTCTATCACCAGGATTTAGTGAGTATGAGTATTCCTCAGCTACTGTTATAAACATAGTTCCTTGTACTTCATATGTTCCAGATTTTTCATAAGTATGATAAACAGCTACATCTGTTCCTATGTTTTCTGGTTCAGTTGTAAATTCAATTGGTGAACCATCACCCCAATCCACATCAGAGATATAAAATTGTTTAAATTCAAATTCCTCTAAAAGTATTTCTCTATTTGGTGATAATGTATTATCATATGGAAATCTTGGATAAAAATAAAATTGTACTTCCAATGGCGCAGTTGTATCGTTAAATTCTTCTATTACTTTATCAGGATTAGTAGTTGGTTTAAATCTATCATAATATTCTGTTAAACTTACTAATCCATAATCATTTGTTCCTTTTTTCTTTCTCACGTCAACATCTGGATGAAAATCATAAGCTTCTTTAAATTCAACATTATCTATTAAAATCACAGAAGCATTATCTTCTAAATAAGATAAATCTTCATTTGATTCAGTATACAAATCTCCTTCAAATTTTGCATAATCTAAAGGTGTTAAATATAAATTTATACCTTTGTATGAATTAAGATTATTATCGGTATTAACTTCAAACACATACTCCATTTTTTGCCATTCATTTATTTTATTATTTGTAAATGAAGCTCGTGTTTGTTTACAATATCTGTCTTCAGTCAAAATAGCAGAATAATGATTTGGATTTTTACCATATGGTGAACATTGTGAAGTTTTATATTCTTTTGTTTCTATTTTAGTTTGTGTAAATGTTTTATTATCATTACTAACCTTAGAATTATCAAATTCTAAAACAGTATGTATACCTGTATTTTTTAAATCAACTCCAACACCTAAGTCAATTGTTTTCATCATAAAAGATAATTTAAATTTTTGTTTTTTTCTTCGTGCAATTTCTGGTAAATCATCTCTATCTATAAAAGTAGTAAGACCTTGTCTTGGGTCATATCCAGATACACCATTTTGTATAAGTGGTTTCAAAGTATCAACTACAATACATTTATTATGTGAAAAACATTCTAAATAACTCGCTCTCCAATATGGTGATATGTTATTTGAATAATGGTTTAAACTAAAGTCCGTTGCAACGCTATCAATTAAAGTCCAATTCTCAGCTTCATAAATTTGTCCCCAACCCAAATTGTTCCAAGACGCGTCTGTATAGGTATATCCAACATCTCGTCCATTACCATTTTTAATACCATTTTTATAAACATATTGTTCAAATGATTCATCTTTATCATTAATAAAATTTTCAGATAGTTTGTTTTCACTATCATAAAAGAAAATACCTAATGATTCTTTACCATCATTGTCTGATAAATAATATAGTTCTTGACTTGAATTTAATTTTAATATTGAATTACAAGCTTCCACACCTGTATTGAAAAATGCTTCAGTAGGGTCTTCGTAATCTATAGTTACAGACCCATTACCTTGTATACCAGCTTGTGCCATTTCAACCGATGAACCATCTTTACACACGGCTCTCATTTTACTAAAGTTTATATTGTTATTAAGTTCAGTATTACAATCAAAAGTTCTTACATATTGTTCTTTTGTCATATCACCTGCTTCAGTATTATTCGCATTACTATCATATGGGGATTCAAAATAATCAAATGGAATGTCCATACCTTTATAATAAATTCCATCACCATCCATAATGTCACCACCTGGTAAAATCATAAATTCTATATAATCACAAGCATTTAAACCATCTTCTCGTAAATCAATTCCACTCAATACATCTAATTGATTTTTCATCGTTGGTTCAATTTCTACATTTGGTATTTGAAAATCAGCAAAAAATGTTAGTGCTTCTACCTCACCAATAAATTCATCAACTAATTGAAGATATGAACCTCTTATACCAGCACAATCCATTTCATTAAATGAAATTGGTGGTAAGGGGAATCCAATTCTTATCAATACATCTCTGTTCAATTTTTCATCATTTATAAAAACATCTTTAATATATTCTTCACCTTCTATAGTAGCAATAATGTCGTCAACACCACTACTATCAAGTCCAAAACCAATAGTTGGATTTGGAATTTGAGTATCTTCAGTAATAGGGTTAAACCATATATCTATTGGGTGATTTGCAAATATGTTCATTATTATTCTAAAGTACAATGGTTTATCAAATAAAATTTGAAATGCTTCAGTAACCAATGCATCACCACCACAAAAATCAATACCTTTGGAGTGACTGTCACCTAATGTATATGTTTCATTATCAACTTCTGAAATTTCTCCAGAACTAAATGGTGACTTGGTAAAACCTATCCCTAAATCATAATCGTCTTTTTTTCCAGTATAATCACCTACAACAATACCCGCATTATTTTCAATATCTTGACAACTTAATTCTCTATAAATTGGTAAATTATATAATTCAGTTCCGTCCTTATCCACACCAGTTTGAAATCTATCAAATACTTCATTAAATACTCCAATATCATATTCAGCATCACCAAATATAACACTATCTCCATTATTTAAACCATCATTAAAATCATCCCATGTGTCTTCATCGACTACACTCGTATGAGTAATTGGTTCAAAATATCTATTTTCGTTTTCGACATCTCTATTATATTCTATAGCATTGCTTTCTGAAGAATCATCAAAATCAAACCTTGTTCTAACAAATGGATAATGGTAAAGTGATGGGGTTGTAATATCACCCTCACCTTCATCATTATAATCAAAGTTTCTAAGAATTGTATCATAATAATAATCAAAAACAATATTGTGTCCAAATCTACCATGTGTTCCTAATGAATTAACACAATGGCCATTAAAGTGTACTTTTGGAATTAAATTTTCTTCATCATCAAATTCTTGAATACTACAATCTACTTGATTACATGCCTCTGCATTATAAACATTTCCTACATTAAGTTCACTATCACCATAATATAATTCAGTAATACTTTCCACATCACTAAATGGAAATTCACCACCGTATCTAACTGTTCCATCGTGAGTGTTTGAAAGACAACATAAAAGATTAGGAGCGTCAGAATAAGTAGTATCTACTCCACCATATGTACAACTACCATCATCTAAACATGCGTCAGCATCAGGTGGACAACCTTCATAACAAGGGGTAGGGATGTCGGGGTCATCACAATAGTAATTATCTGCACCTGGGTCAAAACAACCACGTATATAAGTATTAATACTGTCATCAGGAGTATCACCTGCATCACCACCGGAGTTATGAGTCAATATACCATTAGCGAAAAAAGTATGGTTGTCTTCAATGGTTATATCATATGTTCTAATGTATGGTTCTACAATGTGTTCAATTTCAGTAACCATTACTTCTTGTAATTCTTCACCATTGTAATGATACAATGTATCACCAACTTTTAATTGTTCGGTGTCTTTTCCTTTATTACTTTGTTTAACCCATTTATGTAATCTATTACATCTTTCAGCATCAGCTGCTACGAATCCTTTATCTTTTGACCAAAATGGATTTGCAATTGTGTTGTGAGTTTCCACACCATTGTTGAATTTTGTTTTAACAGTAATGTCACCATCAACTAAATCGTGTACTTGTGTAAATAATTTAGTTACTTTTTTTAATTCTAATTTTTTTGTATGAACATTGTAAGAAAGAACTTTTTCACCAATTTTAATGTCTTCAATGTTTTTTTCCAAACCATTTGACATTTTGACTTTTGTTCCAGCAACGAAACATTCTTGATTACCACCACCACCATCTGGTCCACCACCTCCAGCAACATCACCATCACCAGTTTCTCCATCTAAACCACCTAAACCATTTCCATTACCATTATGTTTATGATTATGATGATGATGACCATCATTATTGTGACCATCATTAGGTCTCGGTCTAGGTCTAGGTCTTGGTGTTATTTCCCCATCACCAATACCACCAAAGCCACCCTCTTCAGTTCTATTTGTAAGTCCGCTTGGATTTATTTTATTATTATTATTTTCGTCAGCCATTGTTTAAATCCCTATGATTTAAAACCACGAGCTCGTAGTAAATCTGATTTTGAAATAATTTCCACTTTACATCTGTTTCCGTAATCTGAGTTTACAACACTTTCACCTGTAGTTGGGTCTATATGATTTAACCAATAGTTTGTACTATGACTTAAATTTATACCTGATGGGTCGGTTTGAGGTGGTGTGTGTGAATTATCCTCATCAACAGCAGAATTGAATGAAGCACATATGAAATACCATTCTTGAAAATCTTCAGGTATGAATGTTGTTTGAGCTAATGCTATATCTCTTGTTACACTGCCAGGTAAAAGTGGGATGTCAGGTCTTTTTTGTCCACCACCTACACCAGTATGTGAATCTCTTAATACCCCATTATCCTCAACAACAAGTCTAACATAACGAGCAGTATTTGAATTTTCATATCTTGGTAAATAAATATCATTTGTTCCAGGATTATCTATTCTGTCTTGACAATAAATATCAAACTCACCCCAAGTGGTATGTACACCACCACCATGTGGATTAGGGTCATCCTTACCCAACACGTAGGTTTCTAATTTAAATCCAAATGGATTTTCATCTCTTAATGGATTTCCAAAATTAAACAATGTACCTTCTGATACCTTATCTAAAAATCTAACCCACATCGTGATAGTAAAACCCGTTGATAAATAATCTTGAGTGTTTGGATTTAATCCCTTTACAAATTCTTGATTTGTATTACGAATAATAATACCTTGATTTAAATTTCTAAATTGTAAATATCCACTTGATTGATTTTCATACTTTGGTCTATCATCTTGTGGTAAAATAGGGTCTTCTAATATATCGGTTAGATAAGGAAGTATTGTATTATAAATATCTTCAATGGTTCTTGTTGAATTTGTGTCATTGGCTGTACTTTTTAGTCTATGAACAAAAGCATCTTCCTCATCAATATTACTTTCATCAGAATTATCTTGAGTATATGATATACTGTTATCTTGACTATATTGTTCTGCATTAATCCAATCACCAAATTCATCTCTATCAACAATCCCGTCTTGTGGATTAACATCAAAATCGGGTGGAGTTGGTGGAAGTAGTGCGTTTAATTCTTGAAATAATCTAATGATTCTTGATTGTCGAGTATCACCACTTGGAAGTAATTCATAAATATTTGTATCTAAAAATTCTTCAGCCCGTTCTATATCTACAATTGATTCTTTATTTTCTATCGGAATAAACTGACTTAAATTTAATGGATTACCATCACCAATGACTAAATCAGTAATAGGTAAACCTCCATCTGGAAGTCCACCACCTATAATGGTTATGGTTACATTTTCATTTTGACCAAGAATATAAATATTAAACCCAACAGAATCATCTATTTGGTCAGCTGCAGTTTGCAAATTGTCTTCTACATTCGCCTCAATATCTTTTTGAAATAGTGCTAATACATCACCGCCCGCTCCTGATTGTAATTGTCCGTTAAGAATAAATTTTTGATTATTTATAACATCTGTTGTATCAATACCATTGTGCTCTATTAAAGCTTCGGCTATTTTATCTAATAATTCTTCTACTGGAACTGGCATATTTATTTCCTTTTAACTATAAATTCAAAATCATCATCAAACACTTGTTCTTGTCCATCATCATATTTTAATTTTAACAATATTTTATAAACTCTATCAGGATAAAATCCATCCAAATATTGAATAAAATAATTTGAATTACTATCACAACTAAGTTTTGTATAACTTGTTCCTGTTAAATCTTTAAATGGAACAATAAATTCATCAGTAGCAACATCTTTAATCGCATATGAACCACTACTATTAGTTATGTATGAACCAGTCAAAGTTTGAACTGAAGTAGTAAAGGATTTTTGAATATATCTTTTCCTAGCACCAACTCTAAACTTAACTCGTTCACCAACTTTGTAACTTTCCCTCAAACCTTTCATATATAAAAAATTATCAGCTAATCCACTCATTGTTAATTCATTTAATGAACCAGTAGAGAATGATGAATCATCCCACCTGACTTCAAGTTTTGGTGAAAAAATTGTATGAGTGTTTCTTGAAAAGAATTTTAAATGTCCAAAAGTAGTTTCATCTGTTTCTTGACTACCACTAAAACGAACTAACATTCCATAATTTTCTCCTCTACCTTCTAACCACATATTCATCATATCTGTTACTTCAACATTTACATCTGGTGATTGGTTTGAAAAAGTTTGAGTAGATGAACTTACAGAGTATATAGATACACCTTGATTGTTAGTACCATCAGCTTTACTCCAAGTTAAAGCATTACCCCCAATTGGATTACTACGATTTTCCCAACTACATCCATTTGTTGTTTTTGGATTGTCTCCAAACTTACCAGTACCCTCAACCCAAGATTGTGAGATTGGTTGAATAGCTAATTTATATTCTTCAGTCATTTCTGCATTACCCTCAGCTTCAAACAACCTTAGATAATATTTAGCATTAGATGATATTGTACCATCAGCAACTGATTTTGATAGTTCAGTAAATTCCGTTCCACTAAAATTAACCAATGCTCTTGTCTGATGGTCGAATGACGTGTTAAAAAATTCTTTTTTGACTTCAAGTATTTGGTCTCTTCCGAAGTTTTGGTCTTTGAAGGAAGTTCCATCTATCTTACTACTACCACTTGAAATCCAATTGTCTTGTGTTGGAAAAATAAAATGATGCATTATCTAACCCTCCCTTCTATGTTTTCGTTTGGATTTTTTAATTCAAATACAGCTGGGTTATCTGTAGTTGGTGGTAATACAATTGTACCATCATCTGAAAGAGCAGTTGCAAAATTATATTTAAAACCATAACCAGCTGTTCCCTCTCCACCTGATTGGTCTATAAATTCATCTCCTTCACGAGAATATGTGTATGTGGGTGAAGTTAATGATTCACCATCACCACTGTCTTCTAAATAAAAATAATCATAATCTTGAGTAAGGGTTACATGCCCAATAGAACGAACTCCCTCTACACCCATTAATTCAAATTCTAAATTACTTTTATAAATTGGTTGATTGAATTGCATGTTTTCTATTCTAAAATAATCTTTAATTTTTTGAATACAATCTAATTTTACTTTTTGTTTGTTTGCATATTTTTCAGCAACCACATCAAATATAACGCCAAAGTTTACAATGTACCCATCATTGATTGTTACAGTATCAGTCATTATTTTAAAGTTTTCTAAATAATTTTTTATGTTTGATGTTAAAGTTGTTGGTAGGCCTACACTACTGAAATGAGTGTTACCAACTAATTGTTTTTTATTATTGTATCCCAATACATAAATGTTTATTGTTCCTAATTCTAATTCTCTAGCTAAATTACTTATATCAGGTTGTTCAATATCGTCAATCTCTGATGCTAGAATGGCATCCAATCCAGAAATCACTGTTTCGATATTGCCTGTCCCATTGATTAAGTTGTTTAAATTTAATGTAAATTGTGGTGAATTAAGGTAGTCTCGGAAAAAAGTAACACCACTATCTATATCATTAAAATAGTTTTGTAATTGTGTTAAATTAGAATCACCAAGAATTTCAGGAGCTTCTCTTGTCACATATGCTTTTGCTATGTTTCCAAACTTACTTGGTATGTTTAACACCCTAGCTTCATAATCTTCTTTAGTCACACATCTGTTTTGTGTTGTGAAAAATGCTTTGGCTTTTTCTTTTATTTCAATTGTATCTTCTTCATCCTTACCACCACGAGCTGGATTATTGTTTGTTACACTTGTTAAAGTTGCAGTACCAAGAGCTGGTGTAATAGCTGTAATATCACTTACACCAGTTGTCAAATCTACACCTGGAACATTTGAATTAATCCCACCACCTACACGATAAGTGATTGTTAAAGTTGTGTTGTTTGGTGTTTCACCAAGTGTTGAATATTCATTACCCAATAATGGGTCAATAGATTGATTTAAATCATTTGTCTGTCCAGGTATTACAATACCAACTTGTTCCATATCAATATATCCCTGGTCAATAGTACCATCTGTACCATCTTTCAACACACCATTACCAAACACTAATGAAGTTGTATTGTCTTGATTTGTTTCACGAGTAAATCTTTTTGGTGAATTAATATAAGTTAATGAAAAAGGAACAGCAGTACCTGAATCCAATCCACCCTCCGCATCAGCATATGCTGAGGCTCTATTTATGTCGTCTGTATAGTGAATTTGAATTGGAACTTTATCTTGTGCTAAAAAGTCAACCTCATACCAATTATTATTATTTGAATCCACACAAGAAATAATATCAATAACATTTGTATCAGGTATGATTAATGTTTTAAATTTTTCAGGTATTCCTACTTGGAATGTAATTGTTTTTTGAGTTGCACTGACTGCTCGTGTGGTTCTTGATAAAGTATAAGTTTCTGCTAAACCACTAATAGCGTTTGTAGAGCCAATTGTATTAGTATCACTGTCATCTTCAATTCTAAAATCAATTGGTTCTAATGTTTCAAAAGTAATATTAGAATCAGTCGATGATACTACCCCAATACCAGCATCAAATACACCCGCGTGATTATAATTTACTTTTGATGCATCACCACTACTTACATTTACATCTGACTTAAATGTTAAATCAACATAAGCAGGAACAATTGGTTTTACTTTATAACCAAACATCTTAGCCATTGTGATTATGTTTCTTCTTTCTTCAGCCAAAGGTAATAACATTTCACGATATTGTTGGTCAACATAAAATGATAACACATCACCAACATACGCATTCATTTCCAATAACATCATACCAGGTGATGTCTCATTAAAATCACGATATGTATTTGGAAAATAAGATTTAGCATAATTCATCAATGATTGTTTTAATGCTCCAAAATCTTTATTTAAATAATTTACATTTGATTCTTTAAAATTTTCTTTACCATAATTTGGCATTTGTTATCTCCAATTAATATCCACCACCACTTGATGTATTTGATTCAATCTCTGATATATCACTACTAAAATCTAAAGTGATAGAATCCAAAGTATTTGGGTCTTGTTTAATGTTAAATAATATTTTAACTCTTATTTCATTTGCTCCTACATCTGTATTGTTATCTCTACTTAAAACTTGAATATCTCTTACTTCAACAAAAGGTAACCAAAATTCTATCTTGTCCAATATAGAATCTTGAATACCAATTAAATTTTTATCCGTAATATTTTCAAATAATAATTGTCTTAAACCTATTCCTAAATTTGGTTGAAAAAATCTTTCACCTTCTTCGGTTTGTAATAAATTTCTTATATTATTTTTTACAGCTTCAATAGTTGTTGAAGTTGTTGCAAAAAATCCATCTTGTTCAGCACCCCTACGAATTGGTAAATCAATACCAACTTTAACATTGGTATCATTGTCTTGAATAAAAGGTTTTTTTGATATATCTTTAATAGCCATTACATTAGTCCTTCAAGGTCTTCAAGTGATAAATTTACAGTTGTATTATCTCTTTGACCATCTTCATCTTCAACATCAAAATTTTCCACAGAGTCCGGGTCTTCACCAATAACCACATAACCAACACAATCCAAACCACCATTATCTTTTCCTAAATCTAATCCAGCCAAAGCAGCTCCACCTTGTAATAAAGGTCTTATGGCCTTTTCAATTTCACTCTCTAATTTATCTACAATTTCACCTATAGCTGGTATTGGTAGTTTTCTTAAAGCTTTTAAAATAGGAGCTTTATCTCCTAACAATGTTTCTAATTTAATATTTACAACTTGGTCAGGTGTTTTTAAACTCTCAACCACAACGGGTGCTCTAAATTTTGTTATAGTTAAGTTAGCTTCAGACAATGTTTCAAGAATAGCTCTAGCAGTGTAGTCAGCTTCTAAATAAATAGCCGAATTTTCACTCGTATCTAATTCAATAGATTCTTGTAATGATTCTTGTAATGCATCTACTTTAGCATCAATTAATTTTTGTCTTAATCCCATTATTTATTTTCCGTATTTTTGTTTTTGTTTTTGTTCAGCTTTTTCTAAAACTTCACTATAATCTTTATTTAAAAACTGACTCATTGGGTCACTTGATGGAACAGCTTGTGGTGTATTTTTATTCATCATATCACCATATTGTTTACCCATCAATTCACTCATTCTATCAGTTGTAAATTCTTTACCACCTAATGTTTTCCAATCATCTCCATTAGCTGTTTCATTCAATACATCATTTAATACTGAATTATTTGTAAATGATTTTTTTTCAATTATTTTTTTAGGTTGTGGTTGAGATTGAGTTGGTTGTTTTAATTCAGTTATCACTTCCTTGATAGCCATCGCAACTTCTTCTCTAACGATTTGTCTGATTATCTGTTTTGTTGTTTTTTTCTTTTTCATAATTACCTCTTATTTTTATGTATTACTTTCTATATTATGTTTAGCACTCAACATAGTTTCAATTATTGGTATTATTTCATTTTGAATTGCAACTGCTAATGGTTCTCCGGGTGATATATCACCAGCAAACTTACCAACAGTAAGTGGTGTCTGAATACCTAAACTTGTAAGGACCTGTAATCTACCCATAAATTCAACAATTGTTTGTAATACATCGAATAAATCATTACCTAACACCATTTGTTGCATATCTTTTCTTGAAGGATTACCGATATTAAAATTTGATGTTTGAAAAATAACACTATCCGTATTATTTACTTCATCCCCTCCAGCTGTTGTAAATGTTAAATGTCTACCAGCACCAATGTGTATGTCTTTAATTGATGATACAAAAATATCATCAAGTTTTGAATTTAAAGTTATTCTATCTGAATGAAATAATATTTGATTACCATCAATACCTTTTTGTATGGTGGATACAGTTCCTGTTCCATCTTCATTAACTACTTCTTTATCTTGAAATTCTGAACCATAAAGATATATATCACTACCACCATTTAAATCAGTAAACACATCACCTATTGTATTTGATGAATTGGTTAGACTATCAACTGATAATCCAAATTCAACATCATTGTTATCATCATCAACAAGGCCATCAAAATGTTGTCTTAATGTTCCATTCGATGTTATACTGATTAAACTACCATCACTTATACTTTCAAACTTATTACTTGGATTTCTTTTATTAGATATAAACATATATGGATTATTACTACGACTTCCAATTCTTAAACTATTTCCATGCCTACCTTCAATCAATGTATCACCAGTTGTTTCAAAAATAGCATTACCATAATCTAATTCTTCTTTTCTTCTTTTAGCCATTCTATCATAAGTTACATCTCTATTAAAATTTGGCCCCTCTCCTCTTATCCCTCTTGGAGACACTTTACCCAAAGTATCATCCGAACCACCAAATGAAAATAATGGGTCAGGTCTAAATGATGGGTCATCATTCCAAGTAGCATTATTATTATCAGTATTCAGAGGACCTAAATAATATTTTATTTTACCAATAGTACACAACAATACTGGGTCTCCTTTAGATGGTACATCATTCATTGTTCTTAATAAAGGATAATATCTATATTCTTCACCAGCACTAGCTCTTGTCTTATAGACTTTATCAGTGGCGTGGGGAAGAGCTATAATTGTATTTATACTATTTGGCCCATTATATCTTAAACTTTGTTCTGAATGTACAACTTCAGCACAATATCCAGGCACAAATTGTAAATAATAAGGAACACTTATAGGTTTACCAAGATTTCCTTTTGCAGTTAAATCTTCATTTGTTGTAAATAAAGAGCCCATTAATTAGTCCCCAAATCAATTGTTTTGTTTTTTGTAGCCTCAAGTTTATCACTTTCTTTCTGTAAATCATTTACAGTATCTTGAAGTGTTCCCATTAATTCTTCTTTTTCCTCATCACTTAATAACATTGACTCATCAGAGTCACCTTGTGATTTAGAAATAATTCTTTGCAATACACCAGCTAATTTAACCAGATGTTCATCATTACGAACAGCAGTATCCATATATTCTTTTATGATAGGAGCTACCATAACCACATCATCTATGGTTGTAATGAATCCGTGTATTTCTGATATTAACAAATCTATTTGAACTTTACGCTTTGTAGTGTTCTCATAGATGTCCTTTGTTAAATCTTGGAAAGTTTTTCCCTCAAATATTTCATTATTGTCTGACATAACACCTCCTATTAGATGTACTTATTCATATATAAATATTAAATTTGTAAGAAATTGTATGAAATAAAAAACCCACAATGAAGTGGGTTTAGTATTTAAAAGAATGAACTTGAGGTATTGAATAAAATTGAACCATTATTATAGTATTTATTTAATAGTTTTTTGTAGTGTTTTTTTAAAACATTAA